CCCAAGCTGATGGAAACTATTGGATGTCAATCTCAAAAGCACAATAAATATGAAAGCAAAAGATTTCAACGGTCAAATAAAAACTTGGAGAAAACTACCTAACGTTTGGGAGGATGAAAATGGAGTACACTTAAACTTTAGAAAAGCAGACCACGCTTCTTTTGGGTTTTACGATGTAGTTAAACCAACTTATGACAGTATTAGTCAAAGACTAGGTGCTATTGAGTGGGATGCTGATAATAGCGTTTTCACTTATCCTGTAATAGATATTGATTTTGCTTCTACTTATGAAGTACAAACCCCAATAGTAGATGAAGATGGTGAACCTGTTTTAGATGAAGATGGAGAACCAACTTACAACGTAACAACTGAAAACACTTATAAGATTGATGAACTAAAATCAGATAAGAAAAAAGCAGTAAACGAGGAAGCAGGGAGATTACTAAAACCAACTGATTGGTATGTTATTAGAAAGTCTGAAAGAGATATTGATATTCCTACAGATATAGCTACTGAAAGAACGGATATTATTACAAAGGCTAATGGATTTGTGGATGCTATTGATGCACTAGAAACCGTAGAGAGCGTGTTAAGATATACGTTTGATTACTACCCAAGTGAAGATTTAGTATAATTTAATTTAAGATATGTTAGGCAAAAGAATTATAAATACTGCAACAGGAGCAGGAGCAGCTTGTACAACAGATACAGTTCAAATATTAGATGGTAGTCCATTTCAGTCTATTGCTACATATCAATTAGATGGGGATGCTACAAATCTTGTAGATACAGGATATATAGGTAATGCTGCTGAATTTAATGGGAGTACAAGTGTTGTTACTGGGAGTACCAATTGGGTCTCAGGCAATAATGCTAGAGCTATTTCACTATGGATTAGTACTACAGTATCTAATAATGCAGGAGTCTTTGGATATGGAAATGGAGCAAGTAATGAATGGTTTGGATTATTTTTAGGAGAAGGAAATAACTACAACAGGGTTGGTATTGTTGGGTATTATAATAATATACAAAGTACATATACACTCCCCTCTAATGGGTCTTGGGTACATTTAGTAGCATCGTTTGATGGTACAACCTTAAAACTATATGCTGATAATGTAGAAATATATTCAGAACCTGAATCTTACAACACCACAGGGACTGGTGGGTTTACTATTGGCGGTGTACCTTGGAATACAAGCGGTGAAAGATTTGATGGCAAGATAGACCAAATTCGTGTATTCAACAAAGCATTATCTTCCTCAGAAGTAACTACACTTTATGGAGAAACTTCCGCAAGTTCTACAAAGTCTACTACTGATATTTTTGCAGACAGTAGTGGAATATCTTTATATGAATTTGAAGGAAATGCAAACGATACAGGAGGAACTTACAACGGTACTGCTACTAATGTAGTTTTTGGATATGATGGTACTGCTAGTAACGTAACTTATAGTACTGGTAAGTTTGGTCAAGCTGCGGTATTTAATGGGAGTAGTAGTAATATAGTTTTGGGAAATGTATTTAATTCTGTTTTATCAAATGATTTTACAATATCTACTTGGGTAAATGTAGATTCAATGGGTGGTCAAATATTTGGAAAAGGAATTTGGGTAGCTAATGGAGAGTATGTAAGATTATATACAAGAACTTCTACGCCAAGAATACAATTTGGATTTGAAGATGGAGGTAGTAATAATGTTTCAATGAGTACAAATAGTACAAATTTAGAAGGAACAGGGTGGAGACATATTGTTGCAATAGGAGATTACACTAATGGAAAATATAAACTTTATTTAGACGGAGCGTTAATAGAAGAACAAAATATTAGTGGTTCTTTAAATATGACAAATGCGGAAGCTGCAAGGATTGGTAATAGAGAATCTAATAATGCACCCTTTAACGGTTCAATAGACCAAGTGCGCATCTTTGACAGAGCAATTTCAGCAGCAGACGTAACAACGTTATATAACGAAACAGTAGCAACTGCTTCAACTAATCCTACTTTTAATGCACCTTCTTTAGTAGCATATTATAAAATGAACGATGCTACAGATGAAACTGGTAGTTATGATGGAACGCCTACTGATGTTAACTTTAACGTAGCAGGTAAGTTTGGTAATGCAGGAGAGTTTAATGGTAGTAGTAGTTATATAAGTGCTTCAATTCCTTTTTTAAATGCAAGAGTAACTAGTGCTGTTTCTTTGTGGATAAAATATACAGATACAGGGGCATACAGGTCAGTTTTTAATGATTATTCAAACACCGCTAACTTTAATCATAATATTATAGTAAATCAGCCTAGCACAGGTAATTTAAGGTTTTTTAGTGCTTATGGAGGAAATACTGGATATAAGATAATTGAATCAAGTGGATTAACTTTAAATGATGGTAATTGGCATCATATTGTAAGCACCGTTGATTTAAGTACAAATACTCTTACAGGATATGTAGATGGTGTTTCTGTGGGTAATGTTACTGTATCTACTAACGCTTGGACTGGAACTACTCAAAATTTACAAATTGGTAGACAAGAAGCAGGGGCTTATTTTAACGGCTCAATAGACCAAATTCGTATCTTTGACCGAGCAATAACAGCAAACGAAGTAACAACACTTTATAACGAGGTTTACTGTCAACCTACTATTGTACCTACAGACCATTTTGAAACAGTTTTATATACTGGTGCAGGAGCGACAAATACTATAACTGGAGTTGGGTTTCAACCAGATTTAGTTTGGATAAAAGACAGAGATGCTGCTTTAAATCATTTACTTGCCGATACCGTAAGGGGTATATCAACTGATAGTTCAAACACGACAGGTTTATTACTATCTAACTTAACAAATGCAGAACTTACAAACCGTTCAGAAATAAGAAATTTAAGTACTGATGGTTTTGATGTTACAGGAACTGGTAGTGGCTCAAATACAACTGGACACAATTTTGTTGCTTGGAACTGGAAAGCAGGAGGTACAGCAGTATCAAATTCAGACGGTACAATTACAAGTCAAGTATCAGCTAATACAGATGCAGGATTTAGTATTGTGAAATTTACAGGAAACTCTACGAACGGAGCAACTATTGGGCACGGACTTGCACAAGAGCCAGATTTTATAATAGTAAAGGGTACGCAATCAGCATCTGCCTATAATTGGATGGTTTATGCATCAGCTGCAACTACAACTGTTGGTAATACGGGGGAAAATGGTCACGCATACTTAAATTTAACAAATCCATATGAAGAACCCACAAATCAAGCTGTAAAATCTGTTTGGGATGATACAGCACCAACATCTAGCGTATTTACCGTGAGTAATAATGCTAACGTAAACGCAAATGGAAACTATATCGCCTACTGCTTCCACAGCGTTGACGGAATGTCTAAATTCGGTTCGTACGTTGGGACAGGAGCATCAGGTAATAGTATTGTAACAGGATTTAAACCTGCTTTTGTAATGGTTAAAAATACAACAAGTGGTAGTTCGGATGATTGGCATATTTTTGATAACAAAAGAGATGATGAAAATCCAAATTCATATAGACTTAAAGCAAACACAAGTGATTCAGAAAATCCAAATGATACAGGATTTAATTTTCTAAGTAATGGGTTTGAGGTTTTAGGAGCAAGTGGAGCAAGAAATGAGAATAATAATACTTACATCTTTATGGCATTTGCAGAAGAAGTATTTGTACCAGATAACTTCTTTAATGATGATTCAACTTTAGCTACTTATAAACTAAATGGAGATGCAGGAGATGATTCAGGTAATGGATATAACGGTACTGCTTCTAATGTAACTTATGCCACAGGTAAATTTGATGATGCTGCGGTATTTAATGGGAGTAGTAGTTATATAAATTATGATAATTTTACTTTTCCAACAAATGATTTTACTTTTTCTGCTTGGGCTAACACAAATAATGTTGCTTCTCAATACAATATGATTACAACTATTGCAAAAAGCGGAAGTGGACGTATATATTTAACTTTTGAATATAATAAATTATTTTATTATGATTTTGGCTCAACAGTTTCTTTGGCATCTTCTGTTGGGAGTATTTCAAATAACACTTGGTATCACTGCCTTATTACAAAAAGTTCTACGGATGGTATTAAATTATATTTGAATGGAAATTTAGTAGATTCAAACGCTGCAACAACAAGCAATCCTACAAATGGAACTGGACAAAATAGAATCGGACATTATTATACTCCAACATCAATAGGATATTTCAATGGCAAAATAGACCAAGTAAGAATATTTGACAGAGCATTAACTGCAGGAGAAGTTACACAATTATACAACGAATAATGCAAGACTTGAAGATAGCCTTTACTAATTTATTTGCTTTAGGGTTAAGCATAACAGAAGCAAATCCAGTATTACAAACAGTATCTTTAGTACTAGCTATCGGATATACTTTAATTTCAATATATAAAAAACTAAAATAGATGGCAAAGATTGACTTAGACGGAGACGGTAAAGCTGATGTTTCAATTAGCATATCACAGATTATTACTATTGCTGTAATGTTTGCCTCTATTATAGGCTCTTACTATACGTTAAGTGCTAAGATAGATGCCAACGAAACAGAGGTTAAGAAGTTAAAGTATAACGAAAAAGAATATACTTGGAAAAGTCAAAGGGCTTTAGAAAAAGAAGTAAGGGATATGGAATTAGAAATGAAAGCCTTTATGAAAGATTTAGAATACTTACAAAAAGATAAAAGAAGATAATGGATAAAATAAAAGCACTAGCCTTACAAGGATACGAAATGTTAAAGGCTCAAATTATTAAAGATTGGAACGGTGGACTATTTCACAGGGGTAAAGTTATTTTTATCGGTGGGATTTTATTATTAATTTTATTAGGCTTAATTACAAAATGAACCTTAATTACTTTTCCTTATCAGAGTTTGACTGTCCTAGTTTACCTAATTCAGGTAAGAATATGGATATTAACTTTCTTTATAAACTTGAACACGCTAGGGAACTTGCAGGAATACCATTTAAAATCACAAGTGGTTACAGAACAAAAGACCATAACGAAGCAGTTGGAGGAGTACCCAATTCAAGCCACCTTATTGGAGTCGCAGCAGATATACAAGTGTCAAGCGGTTCAGAAAGATACATTATACTTAACGCACTTATCAGAGCAGGATTTAAACGTATTGGAGTTGCAAAAGGATTTATCCATTGTGATACAGACGAATCCAAGTCAAATTCTGTTTGGACTTACTAATACCGTAGGAAACACCTTATGGCTGACAAAAAGCCCTTTAAAGATACACAAGTAGGAAAATTCTTGTTAAATAAAATACCTGACGTTGTAGAAGCAGTTGCAGGTAATAGTTTAGCAGGAAACGTAATACAAGCCATTATAGGGGGTTCTGAAATGTCAGACCAAGACAAATCAATAGCATTTAAAAAACTTGAATTAGAACGTGCTGAAATAGATGGAGTAACTCGTAGATGGGTTGCTGATGCTCGTAGTGGTTCTTGGCTTCCACAAAATGTAAGACCTTTAACACTAGCATTCTTTTCTATTGCTTATGTTGCAGGTTGGTTTTATGGTTTAGATTTATCTTCTATTACTGGGCTTCTTTCGGTAATTGTAGGAGGATATTTCGGTTCTAGAGGAGTAGAAAAAGTATTTGGAAACAAGCTACATAAATAAGTTGTTAATAACTTTACATTAAATAAGTTTACTTTTTAAAAAAAAACGAAGTAACTTTGGTGGGTAGTGGGAAACTAATTAAATATATTTTAATATAAAATAATTTTTATAAAAATTTAATTAAATAAATAAATGTCAGAAGATTTAACAATAAGAAATTTAGCAGAAAAAATTGCTAAAGATTTTCAATTATCTGTAAAAGAAAGAACAGATAGTATTTTAGAATTAGATGCTATATCATATACTAACTTAGGTATAGATAGTACTAAAGCTGAAACAAATAAAGTTAAATCAGATAGTAAATATTTATATAGATTGATTAAAGGTTTTAATGAAACTGATGGCAAACTATTATTAAACCATCTTGATTCGTAAAACAATGCCTAAAACAGCTAAAAAACCAACTAGGAGTAAACTTGTAAAAAAGTTAGATACGGTATTTAGCCAATACATAAGATTAAGCAATGCGGATAAAAATGGATATTGTACTTGTGTTACTTGCAATAAGGCGTTCCATTGGAAAGCGATTCAAGCAGGACACTTTATGAGTAGAAAACATTATAGTATTCGGTGGGATGAACGTAATGTAAAACCTCAATGCGTTTCTTGTAATGTATATAGAGCAGGAGAACAATATAAATATTCAATTTATTTAGGTAAAGAACTTGCAAATGACTTATATTTACAAAGTAAAGAATTAGTCAAGTTTACTAACTACGAACTAGAAGATATGATAAACGATTACAGCGAAAAGCTGAAAAAACTTACTTGATTTTTTCTTGTAATATTGTTCTTTGTTTAAAGGGTAGGATTAATTTCTTGCCCTTTTTTTTTGTATGTTAATTTTTTTTTATAACTTTACATTATGGAACAATATACAAAAGCAGAACTCTATGGCAAGGTACAAGAACTGCAACACGAACTAGAACAAGTAAAAGAACAATTAATTTTAAATTTAAAACAATGAGCAAAGAAGTAAGTATTAACGAAAAGCTGTTTAATTTACAGCAAGAGATTGGTACAATTAGCAAAGATGCAAGTAACCCATTCTACAAGTCAAAGTATTTTGATATCAATTCACTTATTAAACAACTACAACCTTTACTAAAGAAACATAAATTACTACTATTACAACCTATTGAGGAAGATATGGTAGTAAGTAAGTTAATATGTATTAATGGAACTGGAGGCGTTATAAGTGGTTTAAAACTACCTGAAATATCAGACCCACAGAAGTTAGGAAGTTGTATTACTTATTACAGAAGATATACATTATCAAGTCTTTTAGGTTTACAATCAGAAGATGATGATGGTAATGCTGCAAGTAGTAAAAACATAAACAAAACAGAAGAGTTAAAATGGCTAAACCCTAATACACCTGAATTCAGTAAAGCTATAGAATACATTAAGGGAGGTGGTTCAATAGATGCAATTAAATCTAAATACAAAGTATCTAAAAAAGTAGCTGATGAACTCTCAAAATTGTAAAATAAAAAAAGTATATTACACAACCAATTATAATAATAAATCAATTAAAGTAACTATTTATGGAAATTACAGGAAACATCAAATTAATTTCGGACACGGAAACAGGAACATCTAAAGCAGGAAAAGAGTGGGCAAAAAGGCAACTCGTAGTAACAACTACTGAACAGTACCCACAAGATATTGCTATTGACTTTCTAGGGGATAAGATTACTCAACTAGATAAGTATCAAGTAGGAAACCCTGTAACTGTTTCAATTAACATTAGAGGAAAAGAATACAATGGTAAGTATTATAACTCTATTAACGGTTGGAGGATTGCAAACCATATAGGGAATGTAACCAACAACGAACAGCAACCTGCGAGAGAAGTAACAGCAGATTTACCATTTTAATTTAATTGGGGGTTAATAGCCCCCTTTTTTTATACCTTTAAATGAAAAAATATATAGCAGGAGACCCTTTCCCAGAAGATTTTTGGAATTACGATGTAAACGCAATAACAGGATATAAAGTGGAAAAGAAGGAAGTAAATTCAAAAGCAGTAGAACAAAAGTACAAACAAACAACACAAGGAATATGATAGCACAAGCAAAGAAATTACAAGACAAGATATTAGATATAAAGTACGGTAGGGTAAAAGAAGGTTTAAAAATAGGAGTACCAGAGATAGATGAATTTATAAGATTTAAAAGAAACACTCTAGCAGCTATTGGACACGCAAACGTAGGTAAAACAACAACACTTATTTATTTTTATGTATTATGGGCAAAGTTACACGACCTTAAATTTTTAGTTTGGAGTAGTGAGAATAGTCCAGAATCAATACTAAGAAAGATAATAGAGTTTTATATGGGTAAACCGATTCAAGAGGCAACAGATGTTAATATAGATAATGCGGTAGAATGGGCAAATAGTCGTTTTAAAATTATAGACGTTGAGGATTTATATACTTATAAAACTTTACTAAAAGAAGCGCAACAAATTAAGGATGCTTGGAGTTACGATGGTTTACTTATTGACCCTTATAATTCTTTATCTAAAGATGCATCAGTTTTAAAAATGGTAGGTAATTCGCACGATTACGATTATCAAGTATTAAGTGAATTAAGAATATTTAGTAGAAAAAACGATATACAAGTATGCGTAAATATGCACGGAGTAAGTTCTGCCCTACGTCAAGTACACCATAGCGGACACGAATTTGAAGGTTTAACAAGGCCTTTAGCTATGAGTGATGCAGAAGGTGGTTCTAAAGTTAGTGCAAGGTTTGACGATATATGGACATTACACAGATACGTTGCTCACCCAACCGATTGGATGTATTCCCATATACACGTACAAAAAATTAAAGAAAATGAAACTGGCGCTAGACCCACCCCGTTTGAGCAACCTATAAGTTTGAAGATGAAAGTTAATAATGTAGGCTTTGAGTTTTTAGGAAAGGATTTAATGCAAAACAAAGAACCAATACAAACATTTCAACTATGATAGTAATAGGATTTTTATTAATTGTGGCATTTGTGTTCATAATAATTGGGCATAACAAAGGTGCTGATATTTATATAAGTCCTATTAAAGGAATAATGTTTGGCTTTTTATATCACAAAGAACAATATACAGAAGGAGACGAGTACACCCTACAATGTTTGTTAGGGGTAATTAGTATAACCGTGATATGGATAAACCTACCGAATGGCTCTCAATAGTCTTTAAAAGGCACAAAGAGTGGATTAAAATAGTAAATAGCTTTGGCGAGTTTAACTATGCTGAAGATTTTGTGCAAGAAATGTATCTTGTATTATATAAATATGCAGATGAAAATAAAATTATTAAGGATGGCAATGTCAGTCGTGGTTACATTTATTTCACTATTCGCGCTATCTATTTCCAATATTATAACAGTAAGAAGAAAATTAACAAAGTTTATCTTGATGATGAAGAATATACTCAACAAGTGGAATACTGTGATACGATGGATGAACAAGTAGCATACAATGATATATGCCAACTAATTGATGAACATATAGACAACTGGCGTTGGTATGAAAAGAAACTATTTACTTTGTACAGGGATTCAGGTTTAAGTATAAGAGGCATAGCAGCTGAAACTGGAATAAGTTGGGTAAGTATATATCACACTTTAAAAAGTGCAAAGCAAGAGTTAAAAGAAAAGTTTGGAGAAACTTATGAGGATTACACAAATAATGATTATGAATTAATTTAAAAACTATGGAAGAATTTAAAGGAGACAAAAGAAGCAAGGCTTACAAAGAATGGAAAAAGAATCACGAAGCAAAAAGCGAGGGAGTGGGTGATACCGTTGCAAAGATTACAAAAGCAATTGGAATAGAAAAAGCGGTTAAGTTTTTAGCAGGTGAGGACTGTGGTTGCGATGAGCGTAAAAAAGTTCTAAATCATATATTTCCATATCAAAAGCCTTTATGTTTAACAGAAGAAGAATACAACTACCTATCAGATAAAATAGGAAATATAAACAAGGTATCTATTGAAGAACAAAAAGAACTATTAAGCATTTACAACCGTATATTTAAAGATAACAAACAACTCACAAGTTGTAGTAGTTGTTTTTTAAATGGCGTTTGGAAAAAGCTAGAACGTATATTTAAAGAATATTCTTAATGAGTTTAATTAGAAATAGTAAACTTGTTAGACAAACAATAGACTTTACAGGCGTAGAAAACGGAAAGATACACCCTTCTGATATTGATTTTGTTTTTGAGTTTGATAAAAAGATATTGATACTTGGTGAAGTTAAAAGAAGGTACAACCGAATACCAAGAGGTCAAGAACTTTTATTGACTAGAATTGTAGATGGTTGGGGAGAAGCAGGATTAGTTTTAAAAGTAGAACACGAACACAATAACGAAGATACCGATATACCTTTAAAAAGTTGTTTTGTTACTAGACGTTATGTTAATGGTCAATGGAAAAACTTTGAGTTTGGAGAAGAACCGTTAATTTTGTTCCTAAATAAAATAGGCGTACATTACGAAAATAAAAAATGTAAATTTTAATGAGCAAGAAACTGAACAATATTAAGGAAGCTGAATACTATACAAACTTTAATTTAATTGGAGAACATATAGTTAAGAACAAGAAATTGAAACCTGACAACAAACCTTTAATAGATATGTACTTTGCTTGGCAGGAAGTAGGCTTTTATGTACACAATCTTATAAGCAATGAAAGAGCATACGAACAATCTTTAAGCGAATACAGAAGCGACAAAATACGAGCGGTTGAACGTGCAAGAATAGCAGAAGAAGAAGTTGCTAAACTAAAGGTAGAAGTTGACAAATTACAAACTAGAATCAATGTTGGTATTTAAAATAATTTTAGGATATGGAGTGTTGAGGTTGTTTGAAGCAATGATAGTAAAAGCAATAAAAGATAATCATTATGAGTGATAGTAAAAAGAAATACCTAGAAATGTTAGAAGAAGGTAAATGGACAACCGACAGTACAAGTTATTCATATAATAATATACCTAAAGACCCAATAGTACAAAGAGTGGTAAACAAATTCCATTCACGTTCTAGGGATGGTATATTGAAATACGGTACTACCTTATATGATAGTCCAGATGATTTTTATGCTTTCTTAAACCATTTACAGGAAGAGTTGATGGATGCTTGTCTTTACATAGAAACAATTAAAAAACAAAAATGAAAGAAAGTACATTAGTAAAAATGCAGCACGATTTAAAATTAGTTCAACAAGTTGCAGTAGTGTTATTAAATAAAGTTGAGGCACTAGAAAAAAAATTAGAAGAAAATAAAATAGAAAAATAGTAGTTGTTAAAAAATTGTTTATATTTACAAAAACAAAACAATTATGTACGAAGAACTATTTTATCAATCTTACACTATCCAAGAACTAGAAAGGATAGTAAATGACCCTACACAACTTGATGGGTATCGTAGGAGGTGCGAACAAGAATTAAACAATCGTAAAGAACAACAACAAGAAATAACAAGATTATGATAACACTATTAAATGGAGAAACGTGGGGTAAGGAAGAAATACTTACACAAATGTACTCGGATGAGTTTTACTACGGACACTTAGGCAAACACGCTTTAAGTAGTTCAAGCCTTAAAATGATTCTTAAAAGTCCAAAGACTTACAGGAACGTTACAAAGTATGGAGACCCTAACGGAGATAGCCCTGCACTAGCAGCAGGTAAGTTGGCACATTGGATGGTATTAGAACCACACAAAATAGACCAACTACATTTCGTAGATGCTTCAACAAAGAACACAAAAATATATAAGGAAGCCAAAGAAAAGTATGGAGAAGTATTTCTAACAAAAGAAAGAAGCGCAGCAGAGCGTTTAACAGATGCAATATTTAGAAATGAAGCAGCACTACAATTATTAACTGATAGTGAATTTGAAGTACCCGAAATAACTATGATAGAGGGATTACCATTTAGAGGTAAGGCAGATATTATACAAGGCGATACTATTATAGATTATAAAACAACAGCTGAACTATCAGGGTTTAAATGGTCTGCTGACAAGTATGGATATGATTTACAGGCGTATATGTATTTAAGGATGTTTAATAAAAAGAAGTTTACATTTCTAGTAATAGACAAAGCAAGTACTGATATAGGGATATTTGAAACTACGGATGAATTTATTGCAAGAGGCGAACAGAAATTTACACAAGCAGTAGATAATTACAAATACTTCTTTCAAGATGAAAATGACTTAGACCAATATGTAATGAGAGGAATATTATGAAAATAGAACTAAAGAACAATATAACACAAGATAGATACACAAAATATATTTGTGATTCTTTTGATATACAAGACAACAAGGAGTCAAAAGTTGTTGTCGAAGCGAATTTAGATAACATACCAAAAGATTTTAATATAGGAGTAGTTTACGGAGGAAGTGGTAGTGGAAAAACAACAATATTAAAACATTACTTTAAAAAGAATATAGATGAAAGCTATTTTGATAATACTAAATCATTAATATCTAACTTTGATTGGTTAGAGCCTGATGAAGCTACAATGTTATTATCTTCTATGGGTCTTTCTTCTGTGCCAACTTGGTTAAGGCCATTTAATGTTTTGTCAAATGGAGAACAATACAGAGCAAATTTGGCGTATATAGTTGGTAAGGCAAAAGAAGGAGAAGTTATATTAATAGATGAATATACGAGTGTAGTTGATAGAGATGTGGCAAAAGCTATGAGTAATGCTTTACAAAAATATATAAGAAGAAATAATAAAAAAATAGTATTAGCATCTTGCCATTTTGATATAATGGATTGGTTACAACCAGATTGGATTTATTCACCACAAAAAGGTCGTCTTGAGATAGCGACAAGTCGAAGGCAAAGACCAAGAATTGAATTACAGATACTTCGATGTAGATATGAAACTTGGAACTTATTTAAACAACATCATTATTTAACAGAAGATTTGAATAAAGCAAGTAAGAATTTTATAACACTTTATAATGATAAACCAGTTTGTTTTGTTGCTATATTACCAATGCCATCTGGAACTATTCAAAATGCGTATAGAATAAGCAGAATTGTAGTATTACCAGACTTTCAAGGTTTAGGTATTGGAATTAAATTGTTAAACTATTTTGGTTCTATGTATAAAAAAGACCATAAAAGTCTTTATATAAAAACAAGCAATCCATCTTTGTTTAATGGGATGAGTAGAAACGTTCACAATTGGAAATTATCAAATGAAAACAATAACATTGAACAAATAAAAAGAAATAATCAATCTTTAATAGAAAAAGAAAAGAGTGGAGAAATAAAGTTTAATACAGGAATTAAACTAATAAAAGAAAGTGTAACAAAAAGTTACAAGTATATAGGCGAAGAAACAAACGATAATATAAACATAATTAAATTTAAATCAGAAGTATATAAAGATATAGCACAAAATCAAATTAGTATATTTGACATTATAAACAAATAACAAGAACAATTATGAATTACAAAGAAGATTATCATAACAATCATTTAAACTGGTTGTTATCAAACAACACAGATGGAAAACGCTCTATAATGGATATAGATGGCTTTATCACGAAAATAGGCCAAACTTATGGATTTATGATAGACCATAAAAACAATACTGATATAGTAAGTATAAATACATTAAGGCAATTATCTAAATTTTCCTATCTTACTTTAAAAGACAATACAATAATAAAATGTTTTATTGTAAGATGTAACATCAACGAAAAAGAAAATAAAATAACTGACCACGTTACAATCTATGAAATAAAAAGTTATAACAAAGTAAAAGACAAAAAGGAAAAGAGTGATTTTATTGAAAACAGATACACCTTGTTTAATACTATTGAGTTGATTGACTTTTTAAGTCCTGAAAAACATAATAAAATAATTGAACAAATAAAGGACAGATTATAATGGATTGGAACATAAAAACAAAAGAAGAGAAACGAGAATATTTATTAAAAATAAAATTAAATAAGAATGATAAAGAAATAGTTGAATTTGACAAAATAGCAACAACAACCTTAGATATATTATACTCAAAATATAGTGGAGAGAAGTTAAAAGAAAAGAAAAGGTACACGCCTAAATATATAGAACACAAGAAATTTTGAATCACGAACTAAAGATATTGCCAGTTTACTTTAACGACATTAAAAAAGGCTTAAAAAACTTTGAGTTGAGAAAGAAAAACAATTATAGAGTAGGAGATAAAATAAAACTAAAAGAACATAATGGAGAAAATTATACAGGTGAAGAAATTACAAAAGAAATAAAATATATATTAGAGAATGTTCCAGAATACGGATTAAAGAAAAAATACGTAATATTGTCTTTTAATGAATAAAGATATAATAGATGAATTTTACTTACTAGCTTTAGTAGATATAGCAAATGGTAAGGATATAGCAGAACTTGAAGAGGCTATTGATATGTACGAAAAAATAGAAGAATATGAAGCCTGTGCAGGAATATTAAAAGCAGTACACGAATCAGGATATATGACAATAAGAGAAATAATAAACGAAATAAACGATATAAAAAATGACAAGTAAATTAGTGAAAGAAATAGTAGAAGATTATTACAAACTAAAAATAGATTCTAAGACACGACAAAGAAAGTATGTAGAAGCAAGAGCAGTTTATTATAAACTACTAAGAGAAAACAGTAGAATGAGTTTACAAGCCATAGGTAATACAATGAAAAGAGACCACGCAACAGTTCTACATTCACTAAGGCAAATAAAAGACTGGTTAGAATATGACAAAGAACTTAAAAGGGATTACAATACTATCAATAATAGGTTACAGGATGCAATGAGATTAAACCCTGAACTATTTAAGGATGTACTAACGATGGAAAGTTTTTATGAGATAGAATACCATAGACTAGCCGAAGAAAGCGAAAATAAATATAAATCACTTTTAACTAAATATCACTTCTTAAAATCACGTTTAGAAAAGTACGAACCTAATAGAGTTGAACGTGGAGAATTTGATTTAGTTTAACAAAACAATGTAAATCTTATTGTTATAGTAGAATCATTAATGAAATTTTTTGATTATGGATAAAAGAAAGTTTAACGGTGGTAATAAAAATGCAGGTAGAAAACCTAAAGCGGAAGAAGTTGCATTGATTGAAAAACTTACACCATTAGAACCATTGGCGTTTGAAGCATTGCAAAAAGGATTAGAACAGAAAGACTTTAAGTATGTTCAGTTATTTTATAACTACTATGCAGGTAAACCAAGAGAAACTAAAGATATTACTATCAACGAAGATTTACCTTTATTTATTGATTGATGCAGGTTAAACAAACCATAGCATTAAAAAAGTTAAGAAAGTTAGATAAAAGAATTAGAATAATTAAAGGAGGAACAAGTGCCTCCAAGACCATTTCAATTCTTTGTCTGCTTATTGACTATGCCATTAAAAATGAGGGAAAAGAAATAAGTGTAGTAAGTGAATCAATACCACACCTTCGTAGAGGTGCTTTAAAAGACTTCTTAGGCATACTTAAAGGACTTAATAGGTATAAGGACAACCAGTTCAATAAAAGTACCTTAAAATACATATTTACAAATGGTAGCTATATTGAGTTCTTTAGTACAGACCAACCTGATAAACTAAGAGGAGCAAGAAGAACAGACTTATACATTAACGAGTGTAACAATGTACCCTTTGATGCTTATACACAATTAGCAGTAAGAACAAGTGGAAACATCTGGTTAGATTATAATCCATCCAATTTGTTTTGGGTTGACAAAGAACTAATAGGGAAAGAAGATACCGACTACATTACACTAACTTATAAGGACAACGATGCATTACCAGAATCTATTGTAAAGGAAATAGAGAAAGCTAGAGAAAAGGCAAAGACTTCTACATATTGGGCAAATTGGTGGAGAGTTTATGGTCTCGGTTTGCAGGGAAGCCTTGAGGGGGTATGTATTCCCGATTGGAAAGAAATAGATACAATACCAAATGAAGCAAGGTTGTTAGCTTATGGAATGGACTTTGGTTATAGTGTTGACCCTACTACGTTAATTGCTTTGTACAAATGGAACGATGCTTATATATACGATGAGGTTCTATATAAGAAAGGAATGCTAAATAGGGATATAAGTAGATACCTAACTCAATTAGATATAACAGAAAACATTGTAGCTGATTCAGCTGAACCAAAATCAATAGCAGAACTACAAGGGTATGGGCATTCTATATATGGAGTAAGCAAAGGAAGGGATTCAGTAGTATATGGATTGAACCTAATAAACCAGAATGAAATATATGTAACTGCAAGAAGTAAGAATCTTAAAAGAGAATTAGCAGGATATGTATGGGCAAAAGACAAAGAAGGTAACCAACTACAAAAACCAACAGGAGAACATCCTGACTGTATAGATGCAGCTAGGTATGTATTAACAGACCAATTAGAAAATCCTAATAAAGGAGAATATTTTATCTACTAATTTGTTTTGTTAAAAAAAAGTTTATATATTCGTATAAACAAAGTTTAATTAATACAATAATTATGGAAAACAATACAGAGTACACAATGATTAAAGAAATGATTGCAAAAGAAAACAGGAAGCAATTAATAAAAACAATATTAGGTGGTGCGCTTATGGGTATAGGTGGAGCATTAAGTTTTGTGTTCTTTTTAAATATGTTAGTAGCATTTGACTGGATTAGTGATGCAATAGTAAGAATCATTGGAGGAATATAAAATGAGAGAAGCGTGTTGGTACGAGGAAATATATGTAGTGCAAAAGCCAACTAAAAAAGGTAAGTGTGATGAGGTTACTTTATACATTGACTACAAAGGGAAAACAAGAATAGAAGGAAAGCAAATACCATACAAACAAAACAGTATAGAGTTAGAAGATAAAATAGAAGAAGCATATAGGTATGCGTACAAAAGATTTATATTAGGACATTAAGAATTTTCATTTTGTTAGTTTAGTAGGGAATTGGGTAGTAGAGATACTATCCTTTTTCTTTTTATACAATTTACCTATTTAATTATTGTATATATATGAAGATTGAAATAAACGTTCCTGATACACTTGGAGAGATTACACTAGGTCAATATCAAAAGTTTGAAAAGCTAAACACAACAGAGAATCAAGACACTACCTTTTTACTTCAAAAGATGGTACAGATATTTTGTAACCTTGATTTAAAGGATGTAGCAACAATTAAATACAAAAGCGTACAAGAGATTGTAATGCACTTAAACAAAGTGTTTGATACCAAACATACACTAATACCTACTTTTGAATTAGGAGGCGTTAAAATGGGTTTTATTCCTGTATTAGATGATATGACACTTGGCGAATATATAGACCTTGACGAAAACTTAGGAGACTGGGAAACAATGCACAAAGCAATGAGCGTTTTATATAGACCAGTTACATATAGTAAAGGGCATAAATACCAAATAGAACATTACGAAGGTATGGTAAATGCCGAAGCAATGAAACAAGCACCTTTGGATGTTGTATTTGCTGCTATGGTTTTTTTTTATCATTTAAGCAACGAGTTAACACAAACTATCCTGAACTATTTACAGCAGGTAACGGAGAAGGA